TGGTAGCATCATACCCTGCAAAGGCAACTAATGCAACAAATGTTAGCATTAGAAAATAAAAGAGGGTCATTTGTGATCTCCATATAACTGTATATAGATGATACAAAACCTCTTAATACTTTCTAAAGAAAACGGAGAGGGTGGGATTTGAACCCACGGTGCCCGTGAAGACACGTCAGTTTTCAAGACTGATGCATTAAACCGCTCTGCCACCTCTCCCTATATTTCTTGCCTTATAAGTCGGCAATTGACTATCACAATTATGACATACAAACCTCAGATTTTTAAGTCTGTTGTCGTTATTGACACCGTTGATGTGGTCAAGAACAAAACTCATAGGTTTGCCTTGCCATTCAGGTGGCATACTGCAGACTGAACACTCATAGGGGATAAGTTCCTGTTTGATAATACGCTCTTTCAATCTGTGCCTGGCATAAGTAGAGTTCTCAACAAAGACATCTTCGTCAAGTCTTCTTTCGCCATATCTATTCTTTGGATTATATGCTCTCGCCATAACGCTGGTTTGCTGTACCAGAGTTATTTAGTATTCAACGAACTTCAAAGTCCAATCTCTTTACCTTACGTCTGCGACGTTCTTCTTGGTAAAGAAGTTCTGATCTAGAGAAATGACTATCAATCTTATTCTCTACATTATTAGATACCATTACAACTTTATCCAAGTCAACAGCACCTACTTTGTTGTCCACAACTCTCATTTGGTTGGGGCAACCACAGAATTGTACCTTACTAGTGGAAACTAATTCTGTCCCACATTCTTTGCATCTTACGGTAATCATTGGTCATGGTCCTCCTAGGGGGAATGCTTGCTGACGGGATCGAACCGCCGACCGCCTCGGTGTAAACGAGATGCTCTACCTCTGAGCTAAGCAAGCATACTCCTCCACCTGGACTCGAACCAGGGACAGGGTGATTAACAGTCACCTGCTCTACCAACTGAGCTATAGAGGATTATGTTGTTCCTTCTTAAGTTTGAAATACAGTTTATAATACTTATCACACATTTTTCTGAGGACATCTCTATCTTCATCAAAACCAAGTTTCTTGGTGTGTTGATAAGAACCTTCTAACTCTGATATGAGAAGAAGAATTTCTACTGGTTTCATGTTCCTAAAGAAGGAAAGCGGAGTATCGGAATCGAACCGACGACATCTAACTTGGAAGGATAGCGTTCTACCGCTGAACTAACTCCGCATCGGGTCTTACACAGGAGAGGAGGTGGTGGTGGTCTCTCCTGATGCCCAGCGACTCGCGAAGGACTCGAACCTTCGACCGACTGCTTAGAAGGCAGTTGCTCTATCCAACTGAGCTAGCGAGTCATGTGGTGGTTCCTATCGCCGCCACTCCTGAACCACCAAGGGGAATGCCGCAGTTGATTACTGTTTCATGTGATCAACAAAGTCATCATACTGGTCTTTGCTGATTTCGTCAAGGGAAATAACTTCTAGATCTTCTTGAGGATCAAACCACTCATCGAATTCTGCCATGAGTGCCATTTGATCATAAATCCTTTCTATTCCTTGATGATTGTACTCTTGAACTTTGTCGATTGCCCACTGTCGAACGTCAGCAACGATTTCTTCAGTCTCCATCATAATAGTCTTTTCGGAAGTACCTGCTGAGGATGTTGCTATTGTAGTATGCAGGTCCCCCTGTGTCAAGGGATTCGGTAAGGACTCCGTGGATAAAGAGTTGTCTTGTTTCCTCGAAGTTTGTTTTGCCAGGTGTTTTATGTAGTGACAGGATAGTTCGACTAAAATTTTGTCTACCCAGTCGTTCAATGTCTTCTTTAAGTTCCGGACAAGACCCATAGTATTTTTTCCAGTCAGATTCTTTTTTTACTCGGCGTTTCTTTCCTGGAGGTTTTCGATGACTCCAAAAATACTTTCGCCCAATGTACTGTCGTTGGTTGGTGAGATTGGTAATGTTATACACAAAACCATAAAAGTCGTGAATATCGTCACTAGTAAAAGGTCTCTCACCATATCTCCATGGATTTTCATAATCGATATTCATCAATTGCGTCCAGCACCATATTGAGGTATTTATGTGCTAGACCTTTTGCTTCGTCACCGTATTGGTGTTCTTCCCAAAAGAGTTCATTCTTTATCTTTAGAACTCTTGTCTTGAATTCCATTACGGAAATTTCGTTTCGTGGCATAGAGGGAGATGCTACTCCCCCTATGTATAGCACTAATCAGAGTTGGAAACCACTGAATGTGTCCTTTTTCACATCTTGCTTAATACCACCAACCACATAAGACTCAACTTCTGTCTCTTGAGGTGCAACCTGAAGACCCTTGGAAGAGATCCAGTGCTGCGTCCAGGGCAGTGGATTGTTCTTAGCAGCAATATCATACTGAGGAGTAAGTCCAATTGCCTTGAGACGACGATTAGCAATCCACTCAACATATTGCTGAAGTAGTTTGTCATTCAGACCGATCATAGATCCATCCTTAAACAGGTAGTCTGCCCAACGCTTCTCCTCATTCACAGCATTGTCAAATGCCTTATAGGTCCACTCTTCCTCTTCCTTCATGATTTGCTTCATTTCTGGATCATCACCTTGTCTCCACTTATTGAGGATGTTTTGAGTGATTGCAAGGTGCTGGTTCTCATCTCTGGCGATAAGCGAGATAATTTTAGCGGATCCTTCCATAAGTTTAAGTTCGCCAAATGCAAAGCTGCAAGCGAAACTAACATAGAATCTGATACCTTCTAGAATGTTAACATTAGCAACTGCTCTATAAAGTTTACGCTTCAGTTCATGTCGATCATATTGACCTGCCATATGACCTTCAGCAGCAAGTTCCCACATAGTGCTGTTACCATACTGTTGAGCACTGCCAATGAAGTCATCGTATGCTTCTGTGACACTGCTAGCACGCTCTAGAATGCGATTATCCGTTACGATCTTATCAAAGACCTCAGAGGGGTCGCTGTAGACGTTCTTGATGATGTAGGTATAGGAGCGACTATGGATCATTTCCATAAATCCCCAGACCTCCATACATGCCTCTAGTTCAGGTAGGCTGCAGTAAGGAATAAAAGCCATCCCAGGACCACGCCCTTGAATGGAGTCAAGCATAATCTGATACTTGAGGTTAGAGGTATAGATATGCTTTTGTTCTGGACGAAGCGTGTGATAATCCCCACGATCTTTCTGCAGTGAAACTTCTTCTGGTCTCCAGAAATAACCCAACTGTTGTGTAGTGAGTTTATCGAAGACTGGATATTTGTACGAATCGTATCTCTGGACTCCCAGAGGTTTACCGAAAAACATCGGTTGTTTTTTAGTATTAACTTGTTCAGTGTTAAAGACTGTCATGCCCTTAACTTGTGTCATGTTGTTGTCCTCTACTGAAGAAATCTTAAACTGCACAGGATTCACACTCTCCCTCCTCGGCTTGTTCTAATTCGGTTAACAGGTTTTCGATGTTTGGTTTTTCTTCTTCTACTTCATCGGATTTTAGGTCATTTGTATTTTGATAGTAACTGGTTTTCCAACCGTACTTATATGTAGTCAAAAGGTCATTTGCCATTTGAGAGACTGGGACCTCATTGTCATCAAAGTGTTCTGGATTATACGACCAATTACCACTGATTGCCTGATCAAAGAATTTTTGCATAACAGAGACTACATTAATGTAACCTTTGTTGTCAGGCATTTCCCACAACAGGGTGTAGTTGTTTTTCAACGTTCCATATGACGGAACAATCTGCTTAAGAGGCCCTTTCTTTGACTTCTTAACGGACAAGTAGTCTCTAGGAGGTTCGATTCCATTTGTTGCATTTGACACAACGGAACTGCTCTCTGAAGGCATTTGTGCGGACAGAGTGCTGTGTCGCAATCCGTGCTCCAAGATAGATGCTCTAAGAGACTCCCAATCATGCTCGTACCCCTGACTAGTGATTTCATCTACATCCTTCTTGTATGTATCAATCGGCAGAATTCCATCAGCATATTTTGTTCGGCCAAAATCAGAGCACCATCCTTTCTCTTTTGCAAGTTCATTGGATGATTTCAGAAGGTAAAACTGGAATGCTTCGGTAAGACCATGAACTGCATCCCATGCCTCTTGAGAGTCATACTTATACCCCAGTTTAGCAAGATAATGTGCCAGACCGATAAAACCTACTCCAAGGGATCTACGTGCCTTTGTAGCGCGTTCTGCTGCCTTCACAGGATACTCTTGATAGTCAATCAACTCCTCAAGTCCACGAACAGCAAGATCACAAAGATCTTCCAGTTCTTCATCAGAACGAATTTTGCCAACATTTACGGCAGAAAGAATACACAAAGCAATCTCACCATACTCATCATCGATATGGTTGATAGGATCTGTAGGCAGAGTGATCTCCTGGCAGAGATTACTCATGTTCACTTTATCCTTAAATGAAGAGTGAGAGTTGCAATGGTCGATGTTCATGATATAGACACGACCAGTCTCTGCTCTCTCCTTCAGGAGGTCCAGAATGAGTTTCTGTGCTCCGATAGTCTTTCTTGGAATAGACTCATCTGATTCATAACCCACATAGAGATCGTCAAATGAATCAGTACCAAAAGCATCATACAGACCTGGTACGTCATGCGGTGAGAATAGGCTAACTTCTCCATCCGCAATGAAACGTTCGTAGAAAAGTTTTGAAATCTGGATGGAGTAGTCAAGTTTGCGAACCCTATTGTCTTCTGTGCCTTTATTGTTCTTGAGAACAATGATGTCTTCTATTTCTTGGTGCCAGATTGGGAAGTGGACAGTCGCTGAGCCACCTCGAATTCCATTTTGTGTACAGCAGCGGACAGTCGATTCAAACTTTTTAAGGAAAGGTACAACACCTGTGTGTTGAACTTCTCCGCCTCTGATTTTACTGTTGATGCCACGGATTCTACCCGCGTTGATACCGATTCCCGCTCTTTGTGCAACGTATTTGCCAATTGCCATATCAGAGCTAAAGATACTATCGAGGGTGTCATCAACATCAACAAGAACACAGCTAGCAAATTGTCGAAGTGGAGTTCGCACTCCTGCCATGATAGGTGTGGGAATGTTGAGTCTGTGTTTGGAGATTGCGTCATAGTACCTCTTTACGTATGACATGCGAGTATCTTTTGGATACTCTGCGAAAATTGTCAGGGCAATCATGATATACATGAACTGTGGCGTCTCATAGACACCGCCACTACTTCTGTCCTGTACTAAGTATTTATCTACAACTTGCCTCAAACCAGCATAAGTGAACAGGAAATCACGATCATGATCAATGAACCCATTCGCTTTTGCAATCTCCTCCTTGGAGTATTTGTTAAAGATGTCTTTGTCATAAACATCCTTAGCAGTGCAGTCCATAATATGCTTCTCAAGATGAGGTAGTTCTCTCATCTTTCCATAGAGACTCTTACGAAGAGCGAACAGGAGCAACCTAGCAGCAACAAACTGATAGTTAGGGCAATCCAAATCAATCAGGTCACTAGCTGCCTTAATTAGGATTTCCTGGATCTCTTCGGTTGTGATGCCATCATAGAACTGAATACCAGACTTCATCTCAACTTGACTTGCAGACACCCCTGCAAGACCCGTACACGCCTCGTCAACCATGAGATGCATCTTTTCTAGGTCAAGAGATTCAATTCTCCCATCTCTTTTCGTTACCTTAATACCGTTGCTCATATTTTCTTCCAAGTGTTGAATTTAAGTTTTGCTTCTAAGCCAGAGTATGTGTTTAATTCTATCACAGACTGCACATCCAGTCCAGACATCACCATATCATTTATATCCTTATCATCTATGCCATTTGGCCAGATGACTACAGAGTGACCTGCATCAATTGTCTTGGCGATACGGTTGGTGATTTCTCTACTGCGGGGTTCGTTATCATAAATCCACACAGGATTGCTAATCCCCCAACGACTGATATCAGCATCAGCTCCGCACATAGCAATCGCGTTGCGAATGAACGTGCTGTCGAAAGGTCCTTCTGTAATGTAGACTGGAGCATCTCTTCTGATGTTATCCAATCCGTAGATTTTTGGTGCGTCATCGTCAAGCATCACGGTAATGTATTTAACCTTGCTAGGACCCAGAGATCTTCCCTGGAACCCAATTAAGTTCTTTTCATAATAAAGCGGGATGATGATACGTTCTTCATCATACGCTTCACTCTCAAAAGTCTGTTTAAGACTGTTAGCAAACTTCTTAAACTTCTTAGCATAATAAAAGTTATCTGGATCAAGTTTCCTTGCTGTAAGGTATCCTGCTGCACTAGGATCTTCAGATGCTTTAGGAAGTTTTAGTTTCTTTTTAAACTTAGGTGCTTTAAACTCAAACTTTGGTTCTTCTACAACAGTTGCCCTGCCAGTCTTACCGTCTTTGAAACGCTCAAAGACGTACTGCTTATGCAGGACAGGATCTATATGCTTGATGAAACTACTAAGAGTCATCGAAGCACCACAGTTATGGCACTTAAAGTTCACATCTGCTTTCATTCCATACAGATATCCTCTAGTCTTCGACTTATTCTTTTGTGAGTCGCCACAAATGGGGCATCTAAAATTATAAAGGTTTGATTTTACTTTCTTAAAACGTTCTAGTTTTGCAGAAAGATAACCAATAAACTTTGAATCAACGTGATTCATTCACAGACGCTACCACTGGTCGTACTATAGCACTTTCTGCTGACGAAAGCAATGGTTTGATCATCTTGATAGATTGTGGATTAGTAATTATCAGTACTGCTCCCAGTGCTCCGATGCCAATCCAAAGTTTCCGCTCCAATAATGATAATCGTTGACTAACGCTGTCATGATCGCTGTCCATTTTATCACGGAGTTTGTCGATCTTATCAAACAATATCTCGTCGATCTCTTCTTGCTTAGAAATTCGTTGTTCATGGACTGCCAACATCCTAGACACATTATTATTTACCTCTGCAATTTTCTCTATAGCAGAGTCTAACCTAGAGACTAAGGTCTCAAAGTTTTCTAATTTTGCTTCTAGAACTGCAACCTTAACTTCTTCTTCCATCGGGCTTCCAGATTTTACGCACACCCTTTTGATAGATATATTTCTTTCTCTTCTTCACCGGAGGATCATCCCCTGCCTCAACAGTCCCTGCGATGTTACCACTACCCACATTATTGGTAGGAGCTGCCATTGCTTGTTCCTGAAATTGTAAAAAGGTTTTCATTATTCCTCGTAAATTTTTTGCAATTTCTCCAAACAATTCATATCAACGGCAACATCATGCATGAATGTTTTCGGATACTCAGGAAGTCTTCCAAGAAATAACACGAATGTTTTCATGGAAGACCACAAATCCTTTTCGATTTTAAAGAACAACATCGGGGTTGTTGCTTCACCAAAGATGTTATAAAGAATAATGAAATGATTTAAAAGAAGATGAGTCTTTAACTGACCCGTATTCTTATATCGTTTCAATAATCTTTTGATGTATTTAAAATGATTTAGATCCTTATCAAAATCATCTTTAGTGACTGCTTGAGGGTTTTCATAATGCTGAATAGCAAAGAGAAGGAAGTTATCCTCATTCAATTCATTAAAATGCATACACTAATCAAGCAGGTGGGTTGCCGTATACAGGTGCGTTACCAGTAGAGATACCAGACATTGCAACAAGAGTTTCTTTCTTAACTCTCAGGGTTCCGTGCATGTCTACGTAAGTAGAAACACCAACCCATCCTGTATCAGCTTCATAGATGGTCTGATTAGTTACTTCTGCGCCAAGTGCAGCAACACCATAAACGCGAACATCGGCATCAGTTCTGGTCTCACTAAAAGTGCGATCAAGAACAGTGTATTTTGGAAGTTGACTGATGGTGAAATCTGATCCTGCGATAGCAGCACCACTCAAACCTGCGGTAGAACCGATGGTGCATGAAGTTGCGCTTGCAATCGACTTAATTACAGCATCGCCATAGTAAGTACCAGACTTTGTAAATCTGATTACGTCACCAACCTGCGCCGAACCAGCTGCTCCAAAGGCAGTTCCACTACCAGTGACAACACCAGTGGAGTAGTTAAGACCTACGGTGCCAGCTGAGGTTATATTGTCTTTATTGCCCCAAAGTGCCATGTCTCGTTCTCTATAAAATGTTTTGCTAATTAATATTTATAAAAGGGATAGATTGCAGATCAACCCTCTTCGCGGGCGACCATCGCTTTCTTAACAACTTCTAAAAGTTGATCATCCATGTCAGTCTTGGTCAGCTTAACCGCTTTACCCAAGATAACAAGACAGATCTCAACCAACTTCTCACCGAGTTCCTCATTTTCCGGAATCTGGGCGACGGCATCTTTAATTACCTTTGCTGCTAATGGGAGTAAGAATGAAAGCATGATGAACCTCGTTTGTATATTCTATATATCAATCTTTGTTAGAAACATACCTTCCTAACTTTTTATCGTAACGTTTGACTTCACCAGGACGAAGACGGTCTCTTGTTTCTTTTGCTTTAGCATAGAATTTGCCAAATTTCATCTTGCTGTCTGCTTTAGCAAACTGCTTCTTCTCCTTGTCGTATCTATCGTACTTAGTTTCTTCAGAGACTTTTTTCTTTTTGCCTTGGCAATGTGCTCTCTGAGAAAATCCTTTTGGATTATTACAGTCGATAGACTTTTTATACTTATCAGACCAACCTTCATTCATTTTCTTGGTCTTCTTCTTCATCGTGTTGATAAACTTTCTATAGACTGCTGCCTCTGAAGTCTTACCCATTTCTCTTGCTCTCTGTTCCATGGCAACTGCTGCCTGGATCTTGTGAGCATGAGATCTTGATGAATTGCGAATCTTAGAAACAGATGCCTTAGCAGTTGCAACATCCTTAAATCCTAAACCATGAATAGTCCCTTTGGGATTCTCGTCAGTATAAAGGTCAGAATGCTTCTTAGAGTTTGCAGGTTGCCCTTTCTTTCTAGGAATACGAGGATTTGATTCCTCGTTTACATCACCTTTTCTATCTCCTTTGTGGAGATTCTTGAATAGATGCTTATGAAGAGGTTTTGCCTTCTTCATGATTTTATCTCTCTGAGAAAAATCAGTTGCTTCTTTTGCAACTTTCTTCTCAGGAAGTTTCTTATGCTTGGTTGATGCAAAGTCTTTTACATCACTCTTCTTCATGTCAGCAGCTGCCTTCGCAGTCTCAGGAGTAGTAGGTGCCATCTCACCTTTTTGGATGGCACGAACTATTCCAAAGAACCGTTGCTGCTTTTTAGATACTGCAGGCATCAGTCACCTCTATAACGAGAACCAGGACGAGGACCAGTTGCATCAGTCATCTTCTGAGCATCAGTTCTGGTGTCCTTTTTAGGTGTGCCTTTTTTAATACCAGACAGTGCTTTCATATTCGCTGCCTTTCTCTCTTCAGGAGACTTTCTATTGTGGTCTCTAGAGATTTTCATCTGCTGATCAATACTCAGACCTTCACCCATCGCTTTGGTGGGTGCTTCAGACTTTTTTGCGCTTTTCAGTCCTTGCATTCTCTTGGCAGCAATCATCTTATCAATCATTGCTTTCTTTTTTTGGAGAGCAACCTCGCCAGGAGACATTGCTGCCTCTTCTTTTCTCAGATTTGCTTTACGATACTGAAGCTCAGCACGGGCACCACTAGTCATGCGACCTTGACCTTGAGGTTTTTTAGAACCACCTGCAGGATTAGGACCAGTGTTCTTTACTGCACGGGAAGAATATGCAGCACCACTGCGCTTGGAATCACCTGACACCATCTTACCACCATCAGAACGAGAATCCTGATACTCTTTTTCGGACTGACCATGCTTGCCCTTGTAGAGTTCATCTACCTGCTCAACTTCTTCTTTTTTATACTGAGGATGGTCATCCATCTTCATGCCACGCTTTTTCTCAAGACGTGCCTTGCGCTCTGCAGTTCCCTTTTCAGGATCTACATCACGGACACCTTCCTTCATGTGGTCAGCAGCCTTATAACGCTTGTCACCTGCCTTCATTTTCTGATAAGCAGGAGTATTTGCCTTCTTATCAGCATTGGTGACCAACATGCGGGTGTCAGTAGGTTCTGGTTTCTTGGTGCCACCATAGACTGCTTCACCAACAACCTCTTCACTCATACGATCAACAACCTTTTGTGCCATCTTTCTGATGCCACGCTTCGCTGAAGTCTTTGCTCTTTGTGCTGCAGGTGCTGCTGCTGCCTTTGCTTCTCTTGCTTTATTGTATGCCTTGACAGCAACCTTACCAAGGAAACCTTTTGCCCTCTTTTTGAGTTTATCTCTGGTTCTCTCACGCTTAGGTGCTTCGGTGTCATGACCTACAGTTACTCTTGCTTCAATAAGAGCTTGCTCAAGTGCAGATTCTACATCATCTTCAGAGTATCCTTCCTCAATCAGTTCATCATATACTTCTTCTACAACACCTTCAAACTCATCAACTTCGATCTCCTCAAGGAGAGTTCCGCCCATTGCTTCTACTGCTTCTCCCATCGTGGGATTAATTTTGATCTTATTGTTTACCTTCTTTTCTTTGATGGGTTTTGACTCAATGTCGTTAATTACTTCAGAAAGATCATTTCTCCAGTCAGAAGAGATGAATGATTCTTTCTTCATTGCCTTACCAATCGCCTTACGACGCTTCATCAAGTACTTATCAGTGCTGTCCTTCTTGCCGTCGTTATTGATATCACCATCTTCTTGACCTACAGGGTCAAGTTGCTTCTCCTCAAAGTGAGGGTTCTTCATTTGAGGACCCTTCATGAGATCTTTACGTGCCTTCTCATTATTTGCCTGACGCTTCTTCATGTCAGGTTCGAGATAGGTATCGTCTTTTTTCTTCTCAGCGATCTGATCCTGATAGATTTTAGAAAGATCGTTCAGATTTGTTTCTGACATGGTAATACTATCTTACTTTTTAGCCTTAAATTTATTTATGAAGTTCCTGATATCAGTAGTTCCAGTCATTCTCATTACATACTTGCGATGTGCATCAGTTCCGACAAGTCTCTGATCAGAATCAACACCTGATGGTCCTGGGTAGTTTACAACTGCTTCCATTACATCACGGATCCAGGACTTAAACATGTAGTTTTCCTTGGTTACACAGATAAGATGATTAGTTCCGCGACGAACAATCTCACCGATCAAACCAGTATTTAAGTTCTCTACAATATCACCAAGATTAAAGATTTCACCAGAAACATAATGATCTCTCAATCCTTTGGGATCATACTTTGGTGCAATCTCCCACATCTCTGCAACTTCTTTCTTTTTCTTTACACCCATTCCAGAACGAACTGCATCAAACAGTGCCTGGGTATCACCGTCGTCAAGATCCTTTGGAGTTCCGCGACGGAAAGCATCAAAGTCTCCATCAACAACTGCCTTACGCATCTTGGATGCAGACATTCCCTCTACACCCTCTGCATCTGCATCTCTTACACCTGCAGAGATGACACGAATTTGATCAAAGTCATATAATTCGCCATTGTACTTGGTTGCCAGGTTCTCAAACTCAGACTGACGATCTGAACCTACGATGATATTAACGTTCTTATATCCTTGCTCTCCAGCAGTTGTGAGAACATTAAAGATAGACTTCATTTCATCATCATTAACAATGTTCTCTGAATAGTCAGGGAACATCTTTTTCATATATGAAATCTTCATGTCAGGATCAAGAGGATTCTTTTTAGGATCCTGAGTTCTAGAAGGATAGATCTTTAAGTCTCCACCAGATGCTGCTTTCTTGGCCGCGGCAAGTAACTTACCATGCCCAACTGTAGGAGGATTAAAACGACCAAATGCCATGGTCAGAGTATCTGCAGAATCCCTAGAACCTTCTTCACCTCCATCTGGAGTTGCTGATTTTTTGCCAGTTGCTTCTGGTGCTCCTTTCTTTGGTTCTGCCTTGGGTTCTGGTTGTGCTGCTGCTCTTGGTTTACCAGTCGGTTCTTCCTGACCTTTTGGTTTCTTCTTACCTACAAACTTCAACTTACCATCTTCGGTAGTTGCCACAAACTTTCCACGGGAGTCTAACCAACCACCGTGACCATCACTCTTCAGATTTAACTTCTTCGCCTGCATACTTGCAGCAGACGCTTCACTTAAGAATTGAAGTAAACTTTTCATTTATATTGATAATCCTTATACTATATTTAGCGTTTATTCTAACTTATAATATGCAGCAGAATATTTAGATTGACTTGATGCATAAAGATATAGGTCTTCAATAAGTTGATTTCTTTTATCACCTTTGACGCCTTCAACTCTATCAAGCAATTGGGTGACTTGAAGTTTTGAATACAACCAAGAGTCTGGTGCCTTCATAACTGTGTCCATCACCTTTTCTTTTCCTGCTTTAGAATATTTTTTATATCCTTCAAGAATTTCATTAAATACATTCTTATCTTTTCTCTTTACTCTAGCAGCAGCATCAGTTGGTATGGTTTTAATACCATGATTCTTCAGGATCATATTCACAGGACCAAGAGATATTTTACCTTGGTTTGCTTGAGCACCTTTTACTTCTCCTTGCCAACCTGTAAGGGAAGATGGTCCACCAAATGATCTAAATTGAATTTTAGTTCCTCCTTTCATATTAAGATAACCGTCCATGGATACATCACTATAAGAATATCCTTCATACTCTTTAGTTGTCTTCATGTCTTTGAAAACGTTTTTCAAACTAATTCTTGCATTACCCATGATTTTTTTCAAAGACACCCCTATTAGTGTATTGTTCTCAATTCTTTCTTGCATACACTGATTTAAACCAAGAATAGTTTTCTCTTGATCTAAACACTTAGGGTCAAACTTATCACTAACGATGTAGATGTCTGCAGGAGACCATTTGTTTAGGTCCATTCGGACACCTTCAAGTTTTTTTACCCTCTTGAAATTATTTTCAATTCTATCTACAGTTTTTGATCCACGATGAAATACAAATTTTCCCTTGCCACCAAAAGTATCCCATAATTTGTTCGCACCAAGCACGGAAGACTCAATCCAAATATCTGGCAAGTCATTCAACATAGACTCCAGTTTCTCATCGGTGTCATACATGTCAGAATATTTCTTAGCATTCTCTTCAGTAACATCAGCGTTTGTGATGTGTCTTCGTAGAGCAAATGCAATTCCCGCATACAAACACTGAGACGATTCTGTCAGTTTAGTAAGAGCAGCACCTGCACCTGATCCTGCAGAACCACCTTTCTTTTTATAAATTAATTGAACATTACCACCTGGTGTGTCAATCTGCGTTCCAGTAAAGGATGACTTGCTTGCGGGAGCAGCACCATACTTTATTCTATTTTTATCGAGAATACCCTGGATCTCGGATCTTGCTCCGTCTCTATCACCAGTAATTACTCTAATCTCTGTGACTCTCGCAGTCGCTTTGATTACTTGAGTTTCATAGTCTTGAAGAGCTTCGTTTAAAGCAAGTAAAACTTCGCCTTCTGTAACCATCGTTTTTTAAATATTTATGGAGTTATGGGGACTCGAACCCCAAACCTCCTGCGTGCAAAGCAGGCGCTCTACCAGTTGAGCTATAACCCCGAAAAAGGCGTCAGAGTTTGCCTCCGACGACGCCACTGTTAATAATCTTGGTGTAATCATCAAGTGTACCTTCTTGTAGGCACATAAGATGCCAGCGAGACATATTAATTACACCTTCTTCAGTTGCACCAGTAAGAAAATGTTGACCCAGTGGTTCTTTCAGAATACTGGTGTAAAGACCGAAACGAGTTTTCTTGATATAGAAGGCATCGTCAATCCACTCAACATTTTCTGGGATGTCCTTTTCTACTGTTCCGCCAAAGGAATCACTCAGCTGCGACTTCCTCTTTTGTTTCTGTTGCGTTTCCGTCATCTTTTTTGTTAAATCCAAAAGGTGCGTGGGCAATTTCGTCAGCAGCACGTTTCTTGTGTGCCAACTTACATACACTCTCCATTACTTTAAGAGTGTCTTCGACTGTGCAGTTCTCTGGCATGTTGCGATGAACGATGTCAAAGAGGGGAAAGAAGTCTTTTGATGCTTCGTTAACTTCTTCTGCTGTCAATGGATCATAGTCCTTCATGATCATGGTCCTCTGGTAGGTTTGCTTCAATTTGTTCATCCAACTTTAGAATGAAATCGCGGATCATTAGGGTTCTCTGTGATGGAAATTCGTAACTATCTTGTTTGGTATGTAGAAACAAATATTCCCGGATAAGTGCCGCTTGATGAATATTTAGTTTTATGTCGATATTGATATCGCAACTCACAGATTTTCCTCCAATTGTTTGTCTATCTGTTGTGAAATCTCTCTGATCTTTAGAATACCTTCATCAGAGAAGAAACCAGGATGATCTTTTGTATATAAGAAAAGATGATGACGTAAAACAATTGCGTCACGTCTATTCAGTTCAAGGTTAATCATCCTTCTCCTGCTTCAGCATCGTCACCAGTATAGGGTTGAAAACCTACATCAGGAGGGGGATTGTTGTCGAACGTATCAAGGACTGCTTCTGCTTCACTTTCAAACAAACCCTTAAACCAGTCTTTGATACTGTACCAGACAGACCATTGTCTTTGATTGCTGTTAGTCATACATCACCCTCCTTACGATTTTCTGATTGATGGACATTAAAACTACCACCAGGATAACGAGATTCCAGTTTCTCAACATTCATCTCAATAACCTCATCAAAGGTGGTATCAAGTGCCATACATGCCTGAGCAAGATACCAACAGATATCACCCAGTTCACGCTTCATGTGAAAGACATTATCCTCATTGTAGGGTTTACCCTGGAAGATAATCTTCTTCACAACCTCAGTAAACTCACCAGACTCTGCGGTGAGACCAAGAGCAGCAGTGAGCAACTGAGAAGTATTAGTTCCAGTTACCTCAAGTTCTGCAAGACGAGAACCCATTGCACCATAGTCAAGACTAGGTTCGCTGGTCACACCTTTCACAAACTCTACGTATTTTTCAGTATCAACTTTAGTCATGTAAATCTGGAATAAATGGTTCTTGACGATTTTGAGGGAGATTTTGTTGAGTGGCAATCTTTTGACCACCAATTTCGATATATTCAATCTCTTTCCAACTACCACCGACACCGCCATCCATATTGACTACGATGTCTTTTGTGGGAAGTTGTTTGTTAGAAACATCAACGATGTCTCCAGGCAAAGGATTGAACGTAAAATAGTGCCCATCCCAGCGACGGTTTCTCATACTCATGAGATTGACTGCATCTCTTTCGATACCACAGTCAGCAATCTTTTCGCCTCTAGGATTGAACACAGAGTAGTAACCGTTCATGAGAACTTAAATCCCTCAAATGATTTCTTTGGTTTTTGTTCCTCATAAGTATACTCCTCTTCTTGTCCACTGTCAAGGATGTCATCCTGTGCAGACTGTTCACAATCATAGAGACGCATCTTAGCGCGATCAATACCGACTACAAATCGTTTGAAGATGGTTGGATCGTTATATCTATTCTTTAACTGCTTTACCATAATTTGCCCGAGTCCTTCAAGATCTTCAGTTGAAATAAGGGCAAACATAAGATCAGCAGTAGCAGGGAGACCAAAGGACTCACTAGTGTCAGTAAGCTCAACATCACTGCTACCATAACCAGAACGAGTGGTCTGGGTGGCAGATACGATAGGGACGTTTGCCTCGCAAGCAAGTCCTCGAAGTTCTTCAGCAATAGCCTTGACAACTGTATATGAATTGACATTGCTGCCTGCGCGATACCGTTCGGAAGCACATATATTAAGGTAATCAACGAAAATAATATCAGGTCTAAATGACTTCTTAAGTGCAAGTTCATTAA